TGCAATTGGAGAAAACACAAACGCATCTGGCGAAGGAATTGCGCTTGGAAAAAACGCAGTGAGCACAGGAGGATTGTCAATTGCCGCTCCATCATTAACGGGATTACCATCGGACCCCTCAACGGTGATTTCGTACATGGCAATCACGCTCAATGGCACTTTGTACTACATGCCTCTTTACCAATAATTTATGCCGCTCAATTCTCCAATCATCACCGGCGACGTGTCCGGCGGGCTGCACTCCACAAGCGTGGACAAGCTCAAGGGCAACGCGGTGGCAGCAACGGCACCAACCAGCGGGCAGGTGCTCACGTGGGACGGCACGCAGTGGGCTCCGGCAGCCTCTACGGGCGGTGGTGGCGGCGGGGCAAACGGTTTGACTTATTATTTGAACCAAGGCACGAACGCCGACGCGCCAACAACCAACCTGCCAGGCACTCCGAAGCAGCTCGGCCGGAGCGCTGATGCAAGCCAGACGACTGCCGCGAGTGGCACGCTGACGCCGGAAACGTGGACGCAGTTTGCCGGATTTGTGAGCGAGTCCACGCCGCAAGATCCGGGCTCAACTGACATCCCGGCGGGGCTGTGGGATTTCAACGTGTGGCTCGTGGGCGTGGCTGACAACAACCACAGCAACAGCGTGCGCGCCAAGGTTTTCAAGTACAATGGCACCAACGCACCTACGCTGCTGGCGACCTCCGCCGAGGTAACCATTGGCACAACTGCCGCGCTTGTTGGCTTCACGGTTCTGGTGCCCGAAACAGCGATGCTGGTCACAGATCGCATTTTTGTGACGCTGGAAGCCTTTGCAACTGGCAACGGGCACAGCGTGACGGGCCAGTTTGGCGGCAGCACTCCTTCGCACGTCCACACTTCCCTCGGACTGGTGGCGGGCACAGGGCTTTGGAAAAACGTGGCGGGCACGTTGCAAAGTCCCGCAAGCCTGCTTGTTGACGCTGACGTGGATGCGGCTGCTGCTATTGCGCAGAGCAAAATTAGCGGACTTACGGCAGCGGTCGCCAACATCCCCACTCCCGGCGCTTTTATAGAGTTTTTCGAGCATTTCATGTCAGCGTCTCCGCTCGCTGGAAATATGACCTTTGGCGTGACTGGCGGTCAAAATACACTTGCAAGCACTGGTTATGGCGTCGTCGCAATGTCCACAGGCGCAGGGGCAGCAGCTAACCAACAATCGAGGCTGAACCAAGGCGCAAACTCCTCTTTAATTGGCAACTCTTCTGCGAGGGTAATTTGGAGAGTTGCTCAAGGCAGTGCAACTTGGTTCGATGAAACCCTCACAGGCGCATTTCGTTGCGGGTGGGGAGATTCCGTTACTGGCGAATCCGCAAACGGTATTTACTTCCGAATCCAAAACGGGCAGGGAATTGATTTTGTGACACGCACGGCAGGCACAGAGACACTGACACCAACAGGCGTTTCCTTTGCGTTGAATACGTTCCGCTCGTTGGAAATTCTGATAAACGCAGGTGGGAACCAAGTGATTGCCAAAATTGACGGCACGACCGTTGCAACGCACACGACCAACATTCCCACTGCTCGCGTGTTTTTCTTTAACCACATTAACCGCGTTGCGGCAACTGCGACGGCGGTGGTGGCAAACATCGACTTTGTCTATTCGCGAATCACGCCCAATACGCCTTACTTTGCATGAGTTTCCTTTCCAAACTTCTCCCCACAATCGGCAATCTCCTAGGCGGCCCGCTAGGCGGCGCTGCCGTGGAGGCTGTTGGCAAGGCGCTCGGGATGAGCGACGCTACGGCCGACAAGGTGCAGAGGGCGTTGACTTCGGGCAACCTAACGGCGGAGCAGATTGCCGCCCTGCAGGCCGCCGACATGCAGCTTAAGACCCGCATGGCCGAACTGGGCATTGACGCTGAGAAACTGGCCGCAGAGGACCGGGCAAGCGCAAGGGCGATGCAAACATCGACAGGATCATGGGTGCCGCCAGCGCTGGCGTGCACGCTCACCGTGTGCTACCTCGGGATCATTTGCGCGCTGCTCACCGGCGACATGAAGCTGTGGAGCGACCCGACGCTGACGCTGTTGTTGGGAGGGCTCACAAGTGGGTTTACAGCCGTACTTGGTTTTTATTTTGGGGCGGCGCATAAGCAGCAGGAACGCAAATGACTATCACCCCCGGCAACCTTTCCATGCTACTCGCCATTGCATCATCCGTTGCCCCCGGCACTTGGGCAATCGTGGCAGGTATCTTGGGTGCTTTTGTTGGCTATTTTGGCAAACAGATTCTGAAAAAATATGACCGTTCTTCCAGTCCCGACAATTCCAGCAATGCAGGCTCGCTACCTCGGCGCAACCCCACCCGCAGGACTCGTAGTCCTATCGGCCGCAAAAAGAGTCCTCCCGCCAGCTAGCATGGATGGAGTGGGACTTCCCGCCGACAAAATCATGCCGTACAGTGGAATTTATGACGCCGCCGGAAGACTCCCTCTCGTACCAGGCCCAGGCACAACTTTCCTCGCACGTGTCTAATCGCCATCTGCTCGACCTCGCAACCGTTAATTTGGCAAACGTCAGCGCTTTGGCGCTCTCGTTAAGCGAGGTCGAGCAGTGGATCCGCGTGGGCGGCTGTCTACTGGCAGCGGTTTTCACGGCGCTGAAAATCGTGGAAACAATACGCAGCCTCCGTAAATGACGACCGAGGAAAAACAGGCGCACCTTACACGCGTGGCCGCCGACCTGGGCGAGCATTTTGATTGCGTGCAGATTTTGGCGCATGACTCTAATACCGACACCTATCAGACTTTTGAGGCTGGGAGTGGCAGTCTCTACGCGCGGATGTACCAGGCATTGCGCTGGTCCGAGCACCCGCAGGAATGTGAACTAACCGAGGACGACGACGATGAATCTTAGCCAACGCGGAATCAAATCCATCATTGCTTGGGAAACAGGCGGCGAGGCCTATTACGACCGCAACCCTGAGTGGCCGGGGGAACAGTCTGGTATCACAATCGGAGTTGGATGGGATCTGGGGCACACGTCGGCAACCGAGACCGCTAGAGCCTGGTCGCCGCATCTGGACTCCAACACGCTGGCCGCATTGGTGGGCGTGTCTGGCCGCAAAGGTGCCGAGGCGCAAACAGTGCTGCCGCACGTCCGGCATCTAGTGGTACCCTGGGCCGCTGCAATGGCTGTATTTGAGGCGGTGACGCTGCCGACTTGGTATCTGCGGACGCTTAGAATCTACCCGCAGGCAGAGGAGCTGCCCGGGGACTGCACTGCGGCGCTGGTGAGCTTGGTTTTTAACCGAGGCGCAAGCCTGACAGGCGAGCGCAGGCGGGAAATGGCAAACATCCAGGCGCTGCTCAAGACCGGCAATTTCAAAGAGATCCCAAACCAATTTCGCGAGATGGTGCGGCTGTGGCCTAATTCCAAAGGACTTAGACGGCGGCGCGGGGAGGAAGCCGATTTATTCCAGTCTGGAATAGTACCGGCGGGAGAATAATAAGTTGACGAACTCCGGAAAACCACCGAAAGTCAGAACACCACATTCTTGACTTCGACGGCCTGCTCCGGTTCCCGGGGCGGGCTGTTGTATTTTTAGGCACAGCTACAATTTGCCGTATGGTGCGCAGGGAGAACCTGCGACGGGTCGCATGTTTACCCCATGAAACAAAGGCACTTGTGACTAGTGTGAAAAACGCACGCTAGACAGCCAAGCGGGCTTGGGTAGAGTGCAGGGATGAAGCCGCCTGACGACCCGGTAAACCATCCCGCACACTACACCAGTCACAAATCTGGGGTTGAGGCCATTACGATTTGCGAACACGAAAACTTCTGTATCGGCAACGCTTTGAAATACCTCATTCGACAGGGGAAAAAGGGCGACGCCGTGCAGGATCTGCGCAAAGCAATTTGGTATATCGAGCGGGAGATCAACAGGTTACATCAAAATGGCAACCGATAAAACACTCCGCGAGCACTGCCGGGAGATTGGCAAACTGGGAGGTGCTGCAAAATCAGAAAAAAAAGCAGAGGCAGCGCGCCGGAATGCCAGCAAGCCGCGTCCTAAATTGCGTGAACTCAACAAGTTACGCAGGGCAAAAAATAATTGAGAATAAAGCTAGCCAAGCGGGGTTGGCTGGCTAAGATAGGCGACATGACAACGAACACCGCAGCACTTATTGCCAAGATTGGAAACGCACTACTCGCCTCGGGAGTGCCACGTGAATCCGCCGCCCGCATTGCATGCTCGGTAGTGATTGACGAGCTGACAAAGGTTGGCGTGGACATTAAGGCAGCAACGGAAATGGTTTACGGAGTCAATTTTTGGGAATCCGTTTTGGACGCCGCATAAGTGGCATCATAGGCCGAAACGCCCGAGGGGGCGTCCACCCGTAAGGCGGGTGCTGACGAGGCCGTCAGAGTGAGACACCAAACCAAAAACCAAAATGATCCTTAAATCCTACGACATCACAGCCCGGCTCCCTATGACGACCGAGGCGCGCAATGCTGGCGCAACTGGCCGCAATTACTGGTGGGCGCTGGCTGGCCGAGTTAACGCCAGCAGCAAGCGCGCTGCGTGCGCCAAGCTCCGCAAATCTGGCGACATGCCAGCAGCCGCCGACAAGCTCCGCGCTCATAGCCGCTAATCCGATGAGCACCTCAAAAATTCGCGCTTTGCTTTTTTGCGTAAACAACGAATGGCATTTGCAACCTATGGGATGGGCTGGCGCTGTTCAAACATTTGAAAATGCTAGAGCTGCCAGAAGATGGGCAAAACGTAACAACGTCCTAGCAATTCGTGATCAAAACTGCGACTCCAAATGAGCACCTCACACTACTCCCGCCCGTTTCAAGGGCCGACGCCGCCCAACAAACCGAGGAGGTCATGCTGGTATCTCGCCGGGTTTGGCGGGCTCCTGCTGGTGGACATCCTAGCGCTGGCAGGATCCCGTGATCTAGTAGAGTCCCTGACGCTTGTCGGGCTGACAGTCATCAATCTTTGGGCACTCGACCGCTACTCACGATGAGCGGCACAATGAACGGGGCTCCGTACTACAGCCCGCCGCATCGGCACCAGAAAAGCTATACATCCCGACTCGGC